CAAGGAACTTCATCATCATTCAATGGTATTTTTGCCATTGGTGGTGGGGGAGGCGGCAGCTGGGATTCTTATGGGGGTGCAGGAAGCGGGGGTTGCGGCGGCGGAGGCGGTCTTGGCAAAGGGAATGGGGGAGAGGTGGCAGGAGCAGGAACGCCCGGCCAAGGTTTTGCTGGTGGTGCAGGAACCAATGGTGGAGATGTGCCTCATCCTGGTGCCACTACTAGTGCCAGTGGCGGCGGCGGTGGCGGAGCAGGTGCAGTTGGTCAAGCCAGAAGCTCAAACAAGGGAGGCAATGGCGGAGCAGGAAAATCCACCACTCGAGGATCATTCAGCGGTGGCGGTGGCGGTAGTGGTCGGACAGCGGGTTCGGCCGGTAGCCCAGGGGGCGGTATAGGCACTGCACTAACGTCATCAATGGCCGGTAGCGATGGGGGCAATGGCAGTGCCAATACCGGCGGGGGCGGAGGCGGGGGTGGTAGCAATAACTACGAGGTATCACCTTATGTGGGCAGCAATGGCAAAGGTGGTAACGGTGGATCTGGTAAAGTTTTTGTATGGTTTCCAAACACAAATCCAGCTGCTGCGAGTTCACCGGGTGCAACTTATTCCAATAGCGGTGGTAATCATGTTTACGAATTTAATACCACAGGTTCCCTAATATTTAGATCAGGTTCTGGATCTCAAACCTATAGTTCAGCTGGAACTTACTCTTGGATAGCACCTGGTGGTGTTACCAGTGTATGCGTGGTAGCTGTGGGCGGCGGTGGAGGATCTGTGGCTGGTATTGGGTACAATGGATTTAATCAAGGTGCAGGCGGAGGTGCTGGTGTAGGTTGGAAAAACAATATCTCAGTGATTCCGGGTCAATCATACACAGTGGTTGTAGGCGGAGCCGGGACAGGTGGCAGTCGTTGGGCTACTCTTTCAGCAGGTGGTGACAGCTACTTTATTAATACTGCCACAGTTAAAGGTGGCGGCGGTGGAGCACCATACGGCGAAATCTGGGGCGGTCTGGGTGGAAGTTATACCGGCGACGGCGGCGGTTCAGGTGGTGTAGGCGGCGGCAGCGCAGCCTCGTTCCAAGCAGCGGCCGGTGGTGGAGCCGGAGGTTATACCGGAAGTGGTGGAACAGGGGAATCTGATCGTACTACTCAGTCTGCTGGTAGTGGCGGTGGGGCCGGAGGGGGTGCCACGGTCAACGAATGGGTGTCTGGTAATAGGCGATATTTTGGTGGTGGTGGTGGTGGCACTGGGCTGTCAGGTCAAGGAGCAAATGGTATAGCTGGTACTTCCAATAGTTATTCTGCGGCAGGTGGTGGCGGTGGATCAGGAGGTGAAACTGGAACTTCTGGCACAGGTGGTTATAATACGGCTGTTGGAGGCACAGGCGGTAGTTATGGAGGGGGAGCCGGAGGTTCTATAAGTGCAGCCCAAGCAGGAGAAATTTCCGGACCGGCCGCAAGTGGTGCAGTGAGAATTATTTGGGGCCCTGGTCGTAGTTTCCCGTCAACTAATACAGGAGATATATAAATGACAATGTTTATTAAATTAGAAAATGGACAACCAGTGGGTAACGCGGTAATACAAGCAAATATGGAATACTTGTTCCCGCAATTTAATTTTAATCAAATACTAACTCCTGCAATGGTAGAACCATTGGGGTTTGGAATTTTTGAATTTACACAGATTCCTGAACCCGATCGTTACAAAAAAATAGTGGAAGGTCAACCAATACGCAGTGATAGCAATGGCATTTATTACCAAAATTGGCAAAGCATAGATATGACTGCATTGGAACAAGCGGATTCTGATAATAAAAAAGCAGAAATTGTCAGGGCAGAACGAAATAATTTGTTACGTATGACAGATTGGACTCAATTAGCAGATGTGACCTTGAGCCCAGAAAAACGTGATGAATATATTGCTTATAGACAGGAATTGCGCGATATTACCGCAACCCAAGGTTTTCCTTGGCAAATAATTTGGCCTATTCCTCCTGCCTAAACTTAATTAACTATTTAATTCGCAGTATCGTATTTTATTTAAAACTGGCTCACAGTCCATTGTTCGGGCTATTCCAGGATGTAAAGGTTTTGGGGCTGCTGCCAATGGCAACCAAGCATAGCCTATATGCTCCATATTGAGCAAAGGCACAAATTCATCGTCTACACTTACAAAAAATGTATGATATACAAATCTACGATCGTTGCTCGTAAATTTTTCAATGGGCAACAGTTTAGGATCACGTATACGTCCACCTAATTCTTCTTCAATTTCTCTAGCTAACCCTGCTACTACAATTTCCCCTGGATCAACTTTACCTCCAGGTAATGCCCAGGTTAGTCTCCAAGAACTGCCATTACGCATTAAAAACAAATACCTACCTGTGGATTTAGCGTAGATCAGAGCTCCTACGCCTTGTGTCAAGGAACGAAACTCCAGGCTCCTATTCCGTATAGACCCTCTACACTTTTGTTCCATTGTTGATTTTTCCATTTATATTGAATTCCGGTTTTTAAATTAGTGACGTATTCTACACTGATTGTAGACAAACTGTCAAATGCCACTAGCCATCTACTACCATTCCATTGAATAATATCATAAGCATTGGCCACTAAATCCGGTTGACCCACTCGGTTCCAAAGCGCAGGTCCATCAATGGTACCACGATTTCCGTCGTCATTTTTGGGATCGCCAATTGGATTTAACAATAAGTATCTTGTGTCAACAATGGGATTCAGCAATATTGGGGTAATTTTTATATTGAATGGATCAATGATTCCGTTGACTGGTGCCAATGTATTCACTGGCAGTGTGTCTACATCTGCGTTAAAAATCAGCAAGCTGGTATCAGTGGGATGATAAGCCACAGTGCCAACTACCGAACCGCTGTCATTGTCTAATCTGACCTGACTAATACCGTTAACTAAAACATTACCGGAATTAGGCAGATTCGCTAGTTCACCAAAACCTTGAATAGCCACATACCAATCGCCAACGGTATACGGCGGGTCAGACTGATCGTTAAACTGAATTTGATTGTCACTAACAAATAATTTAAGAGTGTTACCAAGGTACACCACGTTTAAATCAATTGGAGTAAATATTCTTCTAGAAGTAAGTATACTGGCCTGTATATCAAATGTGTCGTCCCCGGGTGTAATACCATCTACAGGATCATAAATACTGCTGATAATCTTTTGGATAACACCCATGCGCTTGACCTTGGCAGGAGCACTTATCCAAATTGGTAGTTCAAAAGTATAGGTCATTACATCAATGACATCTTCGGCACCCATGGGAACACTTCTGCTGGTCCAAGCTATATCAATCAAGGTAATGTAACTTAAACTTGTCCAGTCTACATAGCTGTCAGAACTTTGTATTTCCAGACTGGGATTGAATAACACACTTATTTGTTCAAATAGTTGTAATTTTTGTTCAGTATTACTGGTCCATATATCTAACTTTAGTGTTAACATATAAGGCACTGGCATCAGTCTTTCAACAGTAAGCATGTTTCCCTGTTGATTAGTATAGTCTCCTGTAATAGAATTGTAGGCACGCTGACGAATGTTTATCTTGCTGACATGATAAGGTTCTTGAACACGGCTTCGATCATATTTAATTGACCCAATATTGACTGTCATAGCAGGCACACCGGGCATGGTATTTTCACTGTTAAGATTCAATATGCTAGCCACGTTTCTAGAACTATCGCCATAATATACAGGTACACGCAGCAGTGAATTTATTCCATTACGGTTTTTACCTAATAGGACTTCAAAATTGCTAACTAATCTTATAAATTGTGTTAGAAAACGTCTTATCTGACCTGAATAAAAAAATGAACTCATTGATCTGCCTTGGGTTTAAGTATGTTGTTTAGGTTTTGTTTTTGTGGTTGAACTTTTCTGTTAACATCAGTGAATGTAGCACTGTTGGTAATAAAACTATTACGCAGAGTCTCATTGGTAGTATCGTTGTTTGTGATATTTGTACGAACAGCATCTTCAATTTTCACCCATCGCGAACCATTGAATCTAAATAATCTGTTGGGCATATAGTCGGTGCGTAGACAGTAATCGCCTTCGTCGGGATCATTGGGAAATACTATGCCACTCGAAGCAGGTAAGCCATTGGGGGGCAATCCTGAACCTGTTAGATAGCCTGAAACTTTGAAAGTTGGATTTCGGGGGTTGTCTCGATCGTAGGTATAAATATTGTCGGCGTTGTAGCCACTTTTAGGTAGGTCAACCTCGGCTTGTTCCACAATGGTGTCGCTGATTTCAGTATACCGTTCATAGGTACTGATTAAGTCACGTAGACTATCTGTATCAACAGATTCTGTGCCATCATAATTTTGTCGAACTACGAGCTTTCCTAAAATGTCTTTGTATTCTTGACTATCCACCAATGGGTTAATTTTGCAACGCCATAGGTGTGGCCACCATGTTGAGCTATATCCTTCAGCACTACGAATGCAGTCTGATACTACAAAGAATCTTTTGAGTGCTGTAGGTAGATCTGGATTCAAAGTGTCGTAGTCAATTAAATGTTCTAATTCAACTACATCACCATTCATGATTCTACGTCCTAATATTGCCA